GTTACTAGCTAATTCTAGTAAGTATGGATACTGTACTAGTATTTGTGGTTTAACTTTGTTAATTAGTTTATATAGTGCTTCTTTCATTATTTACACTCTGGTACGTCTATTTGATAGATACCATCTTTATAGATGTATATGTATCTTATTTTATAAATACGAGATAACTCATTTATATCTTTATCTGCACATATAGCTTTGTATAGATTAATAGCCATATTGTTAGTATTTTGGTCTTTTAAATATAATGTACTTCTATTATAATAAAAAGATATTTGTTTACTACTAACTACTGATATACTTTCGTTCTGGTAAAATTTACCACTTCCTTGTTCTGCTTGTACTAATGCTGTTAGCATTAATAGTATTAATATAATTTTTTTCATTGCTATTCTCCTCTTATTAGTAATAGATCTTTTTCCATCTCTTTAATTAGTTGTTCAACTAATTCTTTAGACTTAAGGTATTGCCAATTAGGATAATATTTAGTTGAACTACTAACACTACACTTCATTCTATTTTCGTATAAATGGAAAGAATAATTATCATCATAGAGTTTAAAATTAATAAAGTATCCATCATTAAGCTCCCAAACTCTACGTTTTACTTTATATTTAGCTTCCCTTAATTTAGCTTCTCTTTCAGCTTCTTCTTTTGTTTTAAATACATTACCTTGATTAACACACCCTTTATCTATTTCATAGTTCCATACATCACCTGTGCATATCTGCCCTGAGTCATCTATATAATAAGCTTTTTCATCATCCTTTGGTTCCCACCAAGTGGGTTTTTCTTCATACAGTTCCCATTCAGTAACAGCCCATGCTATTTCCATATCACTATTAATATTTAAATCTGGATTAACAAATCTAAATGGATTGTTATATGTATCATCATAATAGCAATAACAATTATTATCTGTTACTGGAGTCAATTTCTTACCATCTATTAATTTTTGTACTATTTCTTTTTTAGTTAATATCATAATTTACCCCTTTAGTTTCCATATAATGCTCCAAAAGCAACGAACATTAATCCAATAACCATAACGGTTATAAGGACTACTTCTATACAATTGTATTTAGTAAACATTTTATCTCCTCTCCTCCATCATATTGATTTGTCTTTCAACATAATCTTTACCTTCTTTATTTATCAAAGCTTGTAATACCTTTAATGAGTCTTCTAACGTGAAATGCTTAGCATATATTTCATTCTCTACTATATCTTCTAAATGAGTTATATGCTTTTCTAAGCTTTTTATATACGCATCTGAGTAAATTTCAATCCCTGTATCATTACCGCAATATGAGCAATATTTAATTGTTCTATTAGCTATATCTAAACCTTTAAATCTAATGTAATATGAGTATTTTGGAGTTTTTCAATTTGAAGCTCCAAGTCTTCAATATGTATTGCTAGTCTTTTATTTTTATTCAGAACAGAATCGACTTTTCTTTCTAAACTATCGTATTTAATTAACAAGTTTTGAAGCTCTCTTGCTGATACAGTAACTGTATCTTCCTCTTTTAAATATTCACTTTTAAATGTATTCATATTCATTTTCTAACCTTTAGTAAATTATGTATTACAAACTTTCCAGTTGTAGAATTATATTCCGCACATTGCTCTTTAATAAGTAATTTATTTACAGACCCTTTTTCGTAACTAATTGGAATTATTATAAATACTCCAACTAGGATTCCAATCGCTAATCCTAGTATTATATCTATATTCATTTCATATCCTTTTTATCCCAATATACACATCCAAAATCTGCTAGTATATAAGCTTTTGAAGATTCTATAGTTATACCTTTTATACAATGTAAGTCTTTGTTTTTATCTAATTTAGAAAATTTACAATTAGAGCATATTCTAGGTGTTTTAATTAAACCTAATATATCTTCATCAGATACTGTATCTATTATACTGCATAAGATTCCTGGATCCCATCTTGAAGATATTGGATCATCTGATTGTGCAATTTGCATTAAATACACTTTTAAACTATCTCTTGTCATTTTATATCCTTTAGTATTTTAGGAAGTATAAACTTTCTAATTGTTTTTATTTATTTTACGGATTACTTACAACTTCTTTTAGTTCGATCATAGTACATTTATATTTTTTAATATAGTCAGCAATATTTTCTAAATCTTTAAAAGTTAAATTATTAGTACTCATAGCTTTGAATACTTCATGTGTTAATATTACGTCTTCTACTTCATTACTATTTATAGTACTGTACTTAATAGCTTCTATAAATACATCTCTATTTATTAAAGACATTATTTTCATTTTTCTAACTCCTTCATAATAGTTATAATATTACTCCAATGTAGTAACCAATTTTTATTAGGTGTTCTAAATGGATTACTTTTATAATCTTTTATCTTTTCAGTATATGTTTTAATAATCTCATTAGTATCAAATTCATATACCCACATAGTCCTAGGAGCTTTACCATAGCGATGTTTCTCTATTGTTGTTAATGGTATGTTCTTACCTAAGTTCTCTCTTCTTAGGGCATTTATGAGAGTATTCGCTTTTTGTTTTGGTAAATAATTATACAGTTGTTTCCTCGTGAATGTCATTATATTTTCCTTTAGTTTTTAACCATGCTATATAGTCTAATGTAGATAAGTGGTGTACTCCAGTATGTATTCTACTGATTGTAGAAGGACATACATTATACTCAGTAGCTAGTAAGAACTGTTTAGTCTTATTACCATTTTTAAATAACTCTTCAATCTCTTTAACTTCTGCTTGACTAAGAATGTTATACTCTTTTCTCTCATCAGTTCCTAAAGCTCTTTCTCTAGGAGTATTAGAATTTTCTAACTTATCCTTTAATTTTAAATTCTCTTTTCTAAGAGCTTCTAATTCTGAAATAATATCTTTAGGCATAATTGTAAAGTCTTTTTTTAACTCTTCAAACGTGACAGTTTTATGGCTTAAATCTCCAGATTTATCTACTAATCCTATGTAACCAAATTCATATAAGTTACCATTCTCCTTATTAATAAGCTGACCTTCTTCTACTAAATGTTTTAAATTTTTCATGCTGTTCTCCATTGTATTTTGTCTTTATATTCTATACTTTCTGCACCATCGTACTCAGTAATGATAAATTCAGTACCTTTATCTAACCATACTAATTCTATATCTGCTACTCCTCCAGAATGTATGCTATCTTTCTCTAATAATCTATACAGATCTTCCCACTGCTCCTTATAAATAAGTTCATTATACTTTTTATCCATAGGGTCTACATCTTCCCATGTGCTCCAACCAGCACCAAAACCATAGCTAACAGCTACAGCAACTTGTCCTTTGCTATTATATAATTTCTCCATAGTATTACCTTATTGTTATTATTGAGATACCTCTAGTTTTATATCTAGCTTGTAATCTCTCTATCTCTTTAGTTCTACACTGCTCAGAACCACATTCTTTATAGTTAATACCATACTCTATAAAAGTATGTATGTACTTATACCCATAAGACACTATTACTAAATCATCTTTTTGTATAGATATCTTACCTGTTATATTTTCAGTATATAGGTTATATACATTAGCTTGTAATGGTAATACTGCTAGTATTAATAATAAGTACTTCATAATAATTTGTATTTTATAAGGTCTTCTATTCTAAGCATCCATGGTTGTACTACCCAACCATTTATTGTAGACCCATTCTTTGTTTGTAAGCTATGTAGTTGTTCTTTTGTAAGTTTTAAATCTTTACCATATAGAGCATTGTACATAGTATGTGGCATACCAAATGTATCTTTAGTATTATCTCTATAAGAAGTCATTAAATTATCATCAATATACACACCACTTCTACTCGTTAACTCTTCTTTACTTGCTAATCTAACTATATACATGATGATGGCTTTATACTATAATCTTTATGACTACTATAGAATCTATAAATAGCAACTAACTCTTCTTCTGTATATTTCCACATCTCAATATATTTACTAAGCCCTGTCTTTATATTTTTGATACACATATGTATTCCTTTATAAATCCAATAGGATATGTCTCTTTAGCTAATGGTGTTAAACAGTATCCTCTATCATTGTTGATAGTATCTAACAATCTTATATATCCATCTATAGTAGCTTGTGTCTTATGCTTATCCATTAACCAATCAAATAGTTGTATATCTCTTTTAAGAGACTCCATACTATCTTTAAACTCTGTTGTCTGTAAGTTAATATAACCACTCATAGTTAACCTTTCTTTACATTAGTAATATCTACTAATTGTATATCTTTGATACTATCTTTAAATATACTGATAGATGGTCTTTTACGTAGTTTTAATCTAGCTCTAAACACAATAGTATCACCATGTTTAAAAGCTAATAACTGCTTATCTTTAACCCATAAATGATCTACATACTTTCCATTAATAAAACAGTTATAAATACATACTATCTTCTCTTTAGTACCTATATCTGTTCCAAACTTATAGATTTCAGCAGATACACTTACAATAGAGTTAATGTACTCTTCAACTGATTCATATCTACCCATTATCTACTACTTATAATTAATTCTCTAATGATTAAGAATAACATTGTAAATGTTCCTATAGCTCCAAATATAATAGCTAATCCATAATCATATTCTGATAATGTATATACTCCCAATATAAGCATCGTAATAACCAATGCTGTTATTGTGTCTCTTACCATTTATTCTCCCTATAATTAAAGTATCTCTATATTGCTATGGCAATAGTCTATAAGCTCTGCTAAGCCATTAAATGTTTTGTCTAGATAATTACTATATACAGAACCATCTGGTTGTAATTCATAATCTATATGAACTTCTCTCTTTGTTTTTTCTTTTATAGTAATAACTATATCATTATCTATTACTTTTGATTTAATTATTGTAACCAAATACTTTCCTTTTAAATAAAATACTAGGTAAAACATAATGTTTATTTACCATAAGGAATTTAACCTTAACCTAGTTTGTAACTCTTACCTATTTTTTCTTAGGTGTTGGCTTTTTCTTTTTCTTGCATCCCATAACTACTCCTTTCTTGTTAATTTAGTAACGTTTAGCAGTATATCAAAATAGTCTAAAAAATAGCTTACCTACTTGAAGCCATATTGAGTAAAAATGGCCTATTTTCAACATTTTCACATTGAAGTGCAATACACTTTTCCTACCTCTTTTTCGTAACTTATCTCAAAAAAAAAAAAAAAGAATCAGACACACCTATTATTAGATGCGTCTGATTCTTTTAATTTGTAATGTCTGTGCTTTTTCTGTACCATATCTTAGGTACTCAACAATTTTAGCTTCTATCTCTACTTTAATAGGTTTATGATGGCCTTTAACCATCAGATGCTTAACACTATCCATAAGTACCCAACAATGGTCTCTAAAGCCTTCTATATTGATTAGAAGAGCTTTAGGAGTAGTTAAGTGTATATCTCTCTTATTACCTGTAAGATAGGCTGTAGTTTTAATTGTCATTTTATTCTCCTTATTTAACATATATTATTTAAGAACCATTTTAGAGCATTTAAACTCTTTTACTGGTTCAACATAAGCCATTACTTCATCTTGCCATTCTTGAATAGCTGAAGCTTGTATACCAATACTTCTAAAGTAGTTAGTAAGTATTCCATTTCTATCTCTATAGATAAGTTCTATTTGTTTAGCGTATGTTTCTCTAGCTAAGTCTGTAGCTTCACAGTCACAAATCTGAGCATCATGTATAGGTAGACACCATTGGTAAGCATCATATACTACATTACAAGTAACATCCATAGATCTACTATCAAGGTGATGTATAAGTAATGTACTTGTATAGATTTTAAATCTTTGAAGGTTAGGTACTTTAATAGTATCTGTATGATGTATACGTCTAACACTTTTACTATGGCTATCATAGAAGTCATACTTAATAGTAGTCTCACCTCTATTGTAGAACTTATTACATTGTACTGTGAACTTTTCATTCCAGATGTTAATGTTCATCTCTGCTGACATATTAGCATTGTTAGCCATGAACTCTTTCATTCTATTAGCTGGTGCTAAATGCCCAGTAGTAATATCTTTCTCCATAGCTATAGCTTCTTCTCTAGTACCTTTAATACCCATAGCTAACCACATATCCATGATAGGTTGTTTGCTACCATAAAGTACTCTCATAACACTTTTAGCTTGTTTTCTATCTTTAATAACATCATGAGACCATGCATCATTAAGTACATCATCTTCTACAATAACATTACAATCTACTAGATATGGTTTATGTCCTAATAACAAGCCATAATAAGACTTAATACTAGCACTAGCATCAAGTTCAATAGGACAAGTCCATTTATAACCATCAATACTTATATAGCCATCTATGTCTTTATACAATCTCATTAACCAGATATTCTCTGGTAATTCTTTAAGATCATGTTCTAACATAAGGTTAAGTTCATGCTGGTATCTTTTCTCATAGCATTCTTTACCATAAGCTATTTTACCAGCTATAGTACCTGCTTTATACCCAGCTAATTCTGCTATAAATAGATACTTAGCTTCTAAGCCTTTATTAGTAGCTACTTGTCTATATTCCTCTGGAATAACAAGTAGACTACGCATTATTTTATAACCTACTGGATTACCTATTTTAGACAAATATCCTGCTATATCTCTACCTCTAGGATCACTATATCTAGTACCACTGTTATATACACCATTAGTGTAAAGATAGTATTCTACTACCTCTAGACCTACATTACCATAGTTAGCTAGATCATCCCTAAGGTTAGGATATTGTACTAATGTTTTCTCTATACCATAGTTAACAAGTGATACTACTTCATCTTTCCATTCAAGCATAGTATCTACATCAAACATGAACTCTGTTTTACCAGCTTTCATAAATCCTTCTCTGTGTAAACCAGTATTACTAATAGTACCTTTAGTAGATGTTAACCATTGACAATCTTCATTAACATCACTGTTATTAAGCATATATCTTTGGAATTTAAACTGTTTACGAATACTAGATAACTCTTCTTTAGTTACATATTCTAATAGCTTATCTTCACATAGACTAGCTTCTGACCAATTATGACTAGGTCTAGTACTAACAGTAATATAGCCATTCTCACTAAGTAGTTTAAGAGCTATGTTCATTAGTTTAGGAGACTGTACTCTTTGTGCCCAATATGGTAAACTAATGCTACCTTTAGTACCTTTTACTAAATAACTATTCCACATAGCATTAAACATAGCTTCTAGCTCTCTATAAGCTTTACTGTCTTTAGCTTTCATATCTTTAATAGTTGGCATTGTATATTTACCATTGAATAGCTCTAATCTTCTATCTATCATGATTTATTCCTTATAATTAAAATACTCCCTACAATAAGTAGAGAGCTTAGTTTTAGTCTTCTATAGTGAAACTACTATCACTGTTTAGAGTAGCTGATTTCTCAATCTCTTCAAGCTGTTTAGTAGCTCTTCTAGTAGCAGCTTGTTCCCATCTAGCAATAGCTTCTGTGAATGCTTCTACATTAGGTAGGATTTCATATAGTCCTAACTTAACACATATACTTTGTACAACAAGGTATAGTTTACCAATGTTCTCTGTTTCCCATTGTTTAACAGCTTTAGTACCAGCTAATACTTCATCACTATCTACAGAAGCTCTAACTTCGTTCTTAGCTACTGTTCTAGTACCTTCTACATAGATACCATCTTTGTTGACATAGTCTACAGTACCAAGTAGTTCTCTAGCTACTGATAGTTCTGTAAATTGTATACCTACAATAGCTTCATACTGTAAAGCCATTTCATCTGTAAATGCACTAGAACTATTACTTACAATACCCATAAGTTTATCTAAACCCATACCAAAGCTAGCTATTGGAAATACTCTTACACTGAACTTAGTGCCATCTTTAGATACAAATGGAGTAATACCAGTGTTTAGTTGATGGATGATAGTATCTAACTTTTGTACTTCTTGACTAAGAGCCATGATATGAGCTTGTGTATCCATAAATGCTTCATTGTCTAACAAAGCTAATGATGCTTTACTTTGTTCTTCTTTACGTGCTTGTACTCTTGCTTCTACTGCTTTTTCAAATTCTGTTACTGCCATGATATTCTTCCTTAATGTTTGTTATATGATTGGGTATTTCTACCAACTAGTGGAGTCTAATAGCTCCATAGAGTACATAGTTATTAATTACAATAGTATGTACTCTAGCAGTTATTAGGTTAGTATTTTAAAGCTATGAATGATATAGGTATCTTACTAGTACCTTGGTATTTAACTATAGTTATATCAACTATATTTTCATTATAGCTAGGATGTTTAGCAGTTATTGGTATAGCTTGTAAGTGTTTGCTAGCTTCTTTGTTATTAAGTCTACTAGCCATTAATTCTTTAGCATATATCTCTGCTTCTTTGAGGCTTGAACATAGTTTTTCTATAGAACTATTATAAACTACTGCATAGACTAACATTGTCTATGACTGTCTTGGATAGAGTCTACAGGTATATACACATCGTATATCCAGTTAGTTTCTATCTTAGGAGTATCTCTAATAAATACATTAGGTAATACAAACTCTTCATCATGTGGTACTACTATGATAGTCTCATTAGTTATAGTGTTGTAGAGGCTGTATACGTTTTTAGACTTAGTGCTAAGGTGTTTATAGATATGTGAGTAATTAGTATGATTATCAGTAGCTGATAGTATCATACTGTCTAGTGAGTGGATTGTGTTAGGTTTCATGTTGGTCCTTTTAATTAAGATTGTTAACCTGTTAAGATTAAGGTTGTTAGTATAAGTTATTGTTATATAAGGTATACTATTTTGAACACCTATTGCCTATATAATAAATAGAACAAAGTGATAGGTTTAGAATGGTAACAGATTTACCAAAATGGGACAGATTCCCAAAAATAGAATGGGACAGATTCCCAAAACTCTCTTCTTGACATATATATGGGAACATAGTATAATACATTTACATTCCCAAATAAGGTATAAGAAATGAAAGTAACAGATATATTACTAAACGATATAGAAATACATAAATTAGCACTAAGTACCCCTAAGATGACTAATGAGCAATATAAGTCTTTAAAACAAGATATTAAAGATAATGGTCAATTAGAGCCTATTAAAATGTATAGAGGTAAAGTAGTAGATGGCAGACATAGAGTACTAGTTATGAAAGAACTACAAGCTGATACTATAAAGGCTACAGCTATACCATCTACTACTTCTATTGAAGAAGTAAAACAAATGGTTACTAGTTATGAGACTAGAAGACATCAAACCCCTACACAAAAAGCTATATATGCTTTATATGAGTATGATAGGCTTAGAGCTAATGGTGTTAAAGAGTCTCAAGAAGCTGTATGTGCTAGATATGGCACTAATAGAAAAATGCTTAGTAGAGCTAAGAAACTCAGTGAGTTAGTGTCTAATAAAGTCATTGAGCATATGTTCAACGGTGGTAAAATTAACATTGGTACTGAAAGTAAACCTTTAATGACTGATAGCTTGCTAAGTGTTTATAACTATTTTAAAGCTAATGAATCTGAAGTATTAGAGGCATCTGCTAAAGAAAAAGCTATTATATTTACTGATGACGAATTACATACTCTTAGTAGTAAGTTAGAAGAGCTTGAAGCTGAACTAGGTACTAGGTTATTAACTAAGTTAAGTGGTATGATTTACAGTAGAGTTGGTGCTCTATCTTTAGAGACTGTAGATGATAATCTATTTAAGGCTTATCATGAGTAGTCTATATTATATTAAAATCACAACTCAGGCTAATGAAGTGTTCTATAAGATAGGTGTTACTTCTGATATAGCTCATAGGTTTGCTAAGTATACAGCTATTAACAATGTTAATAAGGTTGATATTGAGTTATTGTACTCTCATCAAAGTGATGATGCTTTAGCTATTGAACAAGCTTTATTACGTAGATTTAAAGCTTTTGTAACTACTAAAGATGTTTTGTTTCATACTAATGGTGAATCTCATGGTAATTCAGAAGTATTTGTGTCTGATATAGTTGAGATGCACGGCACTGTTATATTGACTTCTAGCTATTATGAGGTTGATGAGTTATTAAATCCTACACAGTTAGCTATTAAAGCTTGGAAACTCTGGAGAGCTGGTACTTACACTACAATGAGTGAAGCATCTAAAGCTGTTGGTGTTAGTCTTAAACAAGTACAACGTATTAATATAATTGGTGGAGCTAATGAACCATTACCTGCTAAACAATATCAACGATTTAATAGGATTGATATTATAGAACAGTTGTTTAATGGTGGTAAGATTTTGTTAGAAGGTTTTAAACCTACTGATAGTCCTCAAACTATTATAAACACTCTAGAGAAGACTAGTAGATTAGATACTAATTATACTCCTATTCCTATGCCTACAGAGGAACTTACTCTCGATGAGACTAATTGGGTTAGTATGATGGTTGAAGCCTACAGTAAGCAATCTGCTATTGTTAGAAGTGAGTTATTACGTAAGCTTGAACACAATTTGAGTCAACATTGAGTAAATAAGGAAATTGTATGAATAATCAGGAATTTAAGTTTAAGGTTTTAGGTATCTTGAAAGCTAATTTATCAAGTGATGAATTTTCAAGAGTTAAAAGTATTACTGTTGAAGATAGCCAGTCATTCAAAGAAGCTAAAGCTATTTTGAAAGCTAAAGAACTTGAAGCTAAGATAGCTGAAGACAACTATCGTAGTAAAGCTGATAGCATGACTAAAGCTTACATCAAAGAATTAGTAAGTGGTATGGTTAAAGACTTAGCTAACTACTGTGGTGTAGATAAAGTAGTAGTTGTTCCTACTACGGTATCTATAGCTCAATACTTGCAAGAGCAAGGTAAGATCACACCTAGACAGAAGGAAACTGTCATTAAGTACTATGTTGATGACTCTGTGTAGTAACCTAAGGTGTACCTAAATCGGGTACACAAAACACCCTTCAAACTCCCTATTATAGGGATTTGGTTTTACAGATATCTAATAGGCTATTAATTTACTAGCTCTCCTCTCTCACACTCTCTCCTTAATATGTTAATTTATCAAATTACGCACTTATATACGTAGTATAGCGTAATAGGTATTTATAACTTACGCACAGCTGCGTAAACTTACTACCGTATACGTACAATATACGTAGAATTACTATGTATTTACGCATAGTTAACGCACCATTAAGGTAAATATTAGTATAATACATCTATAAAAGGATATTTATGAATGATATACATACTAGATTATACACTGAAGGACCATTACCTATTAATGAGGAATTAGCAGGTCTTGTACCGATGGCTACACATAGTGAGCAAGCTGCTTTAACTAATGATATACGTACTAATGGTTTAAGAGAACCTATTATTACATATAAAGGTGCTGTAGTTGATGGAAGATGTAGAATGAAAGCTCTACGTCTACTTAAACAACCTATACTATACAAAGAGTTAGATTCTTCATTAAGTATTGAAGATGTAGCTATCTATGTTAAATCTGTTAATACCCGTAGGAATTTAACTAGGACTCAAAAGATAGCAGCAGCTTGTAAAGTAAGTTTACAAGATAAAAAAGCTGGTACTCTAAAAGAGATAGCTACTTCTTGGGGAATAAGTGAAAGAGCTCTTAACTCTATGAGATATATAGCTAAGCATAGACCTGATTACTTAGAAGAGCTATTTAACGGTAATGATGTAGATGTAAGGTACAAAGGTACTATTATATCAACAGACAGTGTAACTACTATTGCTAGAGCTGTTAAGCTTGAACTAGAAGCTAATAACCTAACTACTACTGCTATGGCTACGGAATGGAATCCAGATAGTATGATTAAAACAGAAGCTGGTAAGCAATGGTATGCTAAGGAGATTGAAATAGCTAGAGAAGACCCTATTAGGTATATGATCGAACTTGCTAATCTTTTATATAAACTTAATGAGTAGCTCTCTCACACTCTCTCCTTTGTTACTACATTAACTACTAGCTTAATTGCTAGTAGCTTGACTAATATCTTGGATCTTCTGTTGGTAATAATATAGTACCATCTGGTAATACAACTACTGACATAATGTTCTCCTTGTAATTAAGATATTAACAATAACAGCTATTAAGCTGCTACTGTAGGTTGTTCTTTGTCAAGCTCTTTAATCTGTTTCATAACAGACTTATAACTTGATCTAGTGATCTCATCATCTGCTAGTTTGATAGCTATCTTACCAAACTCCCTAGTGTTCTTCTCAGCAGTCTTTGCTTCGAATACTTTAAGTGATTCAGTAGTGGTCTTAATCAAGACATCACTACTTGCCTGTGCTAACTTAATAGCTCCTATTCTATACATAATGAATATCACTGCTAAAGTGATAACTACTATTCCTAAATCCATAATAACCTCCTTAAGGTTGTATAATATTTGTTTCTCTCTCAGACTTTAAAAGCTAGATAGTTATAGGTTATTTAAAACCTATAACTAGTCTACCTTCTTTATTATAGAATGCTGTAACATTTAAGTTACCTGTATTCAATTCATTGATGAAGCTAAGGATTAACTCGTTAGCTTCATCTACTGGTGTATCTTTAGATACTCCTACTACATTTACAAATGCTTTAATGCTATTGTTATTATCTATTTTAATAGTCATAACTTATCCTTTAATTAAATTTATCCACACCAGTGGAGAAAACAGACAGCGAAAGCTGGCTAGTGACGAAAGGAGCATAGAAGAACGGAGTGATTGCTAGCATAGGGGCGGGCTATCGGAGATCAGTGGAACGGAGTGGGACACTAATCCCACGTAATCGTACCACTACCTTACTCCACAAATATCTGCCCCAGGGGGTGTTAAAGTATTATCAGATATACTCTCAACTAAAGGATATATAATGAAATCAATATGGATGTCAACAAAAAAAGAGTTATTTGAAAACGGTAAAGTAGTTATACATAATAAAACAAAAGATGATAGCGTATACTATCCAGAATACATAGATTTTCCTACAAGAGGTAAACGTACACAAATAGGTAAAGTACTGCTACACTTATTTAAAGGTTTAGATTATAGTAATACAATCCTTAGGTATAAGGATGGGGATAGTAATAATAAGAATATAGAAAATTTAGAACTTCTTCCAAAAGTGTATGACAACTTAGCTATGTATAGCCTACAAAAGTACCCTATAGACAGTTATATTACTACAGATGATACAACTTTTAAAGTTGTTACTAAGCATGTTGCTGTAAGTAAAGAAGGTTATGTTTTAAATATGTATACAGGTAAAGCTAGTATCGGTAATAAAACAAAAAAAGGTTATATGAAAGTGAGTAATGGGGAACACAAAACATTAGTTCATAGATTAGTAGCTAAAGCTTTTATACCTAACCCAGACAACTTAGAAACTGTTAACCATATTAATGAGAATAAAGAGGATAATAGAGTTGAGAACCTTGAGTGGAAAAGTAGGTTAGATAATGCTAAAGAGTATCACAATTTAAGAGAGCATAGATTAGTTAAATTACTAGATACTAAAACAAAAGAGCTGTCTAAGGCCAAAGCTGCTTTACTTAAAGAAAGAAGAGCTTTAACGAGTATAAAGAAGGAATTATCTAAAACAGTTAAAGCGTTAGAAGCTGCTAGAGAAAAAGCTGAGAGTGTAACAGCTATGCACCAACTAGCTATTAGTAGCCATCAGACTTACATGGAACGTAGAAAGCTAACTAGTGAAAATGCTAGTATAGGAAAACCTCTTAAAGTAAATGGTGTAGAGTATAGATCTATAAAAGCCGCTGCTAGGTATATAGCTAGTTGTGAACCTACTAAAAATGTCGACACTATAAGGAAAGAATTACGTAAGTTTTTAAATGGTGATAGACCAGAATGGTCAATGTATGGTAAGTATGCTATAACATCTGTATAAACTTTATTTATTTACTAGCTATTATGTAAGCGGTAGGGGGTACTTATATATACCATTATATGTAGAGTAACAATTACTGTATAATTATGGAAATAAATGTAAGTGAGTAAATGATGGATGATATACAAAGTATTATTAATAGACTAGCTAATAGAAATACTGAAGATATAGCTAGACATACAGATGGTATGGGATTAGACTATGACTATGGATTAGCTGCTAAAGCTATAGTAGAAGGTAAAGCTAAAGGATTAGCAGATAATGGTCATTCTACTGATGTTGGTAAGCTGCCATGGCATCCTACTTTCTCACAAGAGAGTGGATATAGTAATAGTAAGACTCCTGGTGGTGTATGGGATAAGTATGGTAACTATAGACCTAGTGTACAGATGGCTACTGATGGTAGAGTTAGAGGGTTATCAGAGTATTTTAGAGAAGTAGAACCTAATGGTAAGTTGTTAACTCCTATCCTAATGAGAGAAGATGTGTTTAAAGAGCTTAGTAGATAGTTATTAGTGTATAATTTAGAAAATATAATATAGGAGAATAGGATGGCAAGTAAAATGGTTAATGTAACTGCTAAGCAATGGGCTAAGGTTAGTGATGTAGACTGTACTGTACAGTATGTTAAAGATGTTAGTGGTACTGATAGGAAGGTTTACTTACTACAAGATACTAGTATGCCTACATCACCACTTACTATTGATGATAGTTACAGAAGTAAGGTAGTAGATTTGTATGAAGTAGCTGCTGTAGTTGGATTAGATGGTGATGTATTGTATGCTTACTGTAGCGCTGATGCAATACTTAGTGTAGATTAGGAGATAGTATGATTTATTTACAAGGTAAGACTAGTATATCTCAACATCTTAGTAAGAGTGAGTTAGTTGAAGATATTATGGGTGGAGAGTTAAGTGATCCTAATGGGTTTGATCTTAGGGATAGTAGAGGTCATGGTATTATAGAATTATGTGTAAATGCTAGTGATGCTATATATTATAGGATTGATGAAGATAATGTGTTTAGTAAGGTTGATAGTACAGATGGTAAGTTTGGAGATGGTGTTACTAGTCTTGCTGATAGAACTGTATGTTTAAGACCTGGTGCTAGTGGTATTACTAGATATTGGTATAAAGCTAATGCTATTGTATTAGATAGTAGTGTTACTGTACAGTTAGATGATGCATCACAAGTTAATAGCATTGTGCTTGATGGTGTTGGAGATCTTAAAGTAGTTAATGATACATATATTGCTATTATGGGTAATGTACCTGTAGCTGTTGTTATGATTAATGTAGAAGAAGGTAAGAAGATAGTATTTGCTAATACTAGACATGGTAAAGAGATGAGTAGTGCTACTAGGTATATGCTACAGAAAAGTATAGGTTCTATGCATGATGTAGGGTTAAGTATTAAAGGTATTGTTGATAATGGTACTACATTTGATAAGATAGAAGCTGGTATTGTTCTTAATGAAGATGTTATGGTTAATATAGATGATGTATACGATGCACCATTTGTTTATAGAGGAAGTGATGGTAATTGGGTACTAGAGACTGATAGTAATGGTGATGTAGTTACAAGTAATGTATTAGCCTTTACTAATGATGGTAGTGCAGATGCTGTATACAATAGGGACAATGGAGATGGTAGTTGGGATTTAGTTGATACTGGTAGTGATTATGTTGTAATGCATATATTTACTACTGGTGATGGAGAATATCCTATATTTAAGCTTGTAGGTCAGAATTTATATACAACAAGAAGTAAGGCTAGAGTAGCTATTGATAGTGAGATATTTAAGATACAAGCTGATGGATTACCTGTTGGTGAGAGTTGTTATTTATATGCTTATATACTTGATGGTAAGGGAGCTATTGAAAAAGGTAGTGAAGGACAAGTATATGTAGATTATAGACGTAGGTATCCTGTTGACCAATGGGTATAAACTATATGTGTTATAATACCTAAAATGTAAATAAAATGGAGTATATGTTATGGTGAGTAAAAGTATTGAATTAGAAGCTAATAAATGGGTAGAGATTAGTAATGAAGATTGTGCAGTGCAATATAAACAGTTTAGTAGTGATGCTGGTAATAGGGTAGTCTATTTAGTAGAAGATACTACTAAGCCTACTAGTGAACCTATTAGTGTAGATGATGCAGATAGAGCAACTATACTTAGTAATGGCGAAACAGCTAATATTGCCAATTTAGGTGGGAATACAGTGTATGCTTACTGTACTGATTCTATATTCTTGAGAATATCTTAAAAGGGGTTAGAATGATAACTGTAAGTAAAGATCAACAATTAATAGGTAGTATAGGCGGTGGAAGCAGGGCTACTTATATAGATGTAACTACTGACTATACTGCTAAGTGTAATGATGCTATTTATGTTAATACAGAAAATAATGCTATTACTATAACATTACCAGATACCCCTACTGATAATTGCAGTATAAGCATAATTGACAACAAAAGTACGTTCGATGTAAATGCTGTTATTGTTGCACGTAATGGTGAAACAATAATGGGGTTAGCAGAAGATATGGTAATTAATACAAAAAATGCTAGTATTGAACTAGTTTATAATACAACAGATTGGAGGTTAGTATAATGAGTAATCTTATGGATTTTATAGGTGGGTCTGGTGGTATAGTTATAGAAGGTATAGCAATGTCTGATATAGCTAAAGGTGATAGGGTAGTAGTTGATACTGAGAATAAAGTGTATAAAACACCTATTAAACCTAGGCTCAAAGTAATATATCAAGGTATAGCTACTAGTACTGCTAGTGCTAATGAAACTGTTAGTATGAGTCCTTTAGGTGAGAAAGTTATTACCTACTCAAAATATCTAGATACACAGGATACGAATGTATTCGGTTATGCTAGGCTTAGGAATTTAGCATACAATGCTGCATTACTTGTTAACAGTCAGTATTCTGTAAATAAGATAGTTATAGTAGATACTGTAACAGGTAATCCTATATTCACAAGAACACTTGACAGCTATGTACTTGGATGTACACCTATAAATAGTGGGTTTGCATTTATATACATTAATACGAGTGATGATTGGGTACGAGGAGCGTACTATGATATACCTACAAATACATTTACAACCTCTGCGACTATAAGTGATTCTGGTTCTGGAGATTCTTCCGATCCTGTAGTTTTGTATACTGACAGTAAAATACTAAGAGCAGAAACATCTTATAATAAGTACTATTACGATGTTGAAAATAATACTTTAAGTACGGATGATATTACTGGAGATTACACATATTTACATGGTAATAGATATTTTAACTACGATATAGATCTTGACTTAGATGGTAAGATCTATTCAGAAAATCCTCAAATTGATAATATCTCTGAAGTAGCTATAAATGACGTTAGTGCTTATGTTGATTCTTATACAAGAACTTTCAGAACTACTATAACAGGCGGTAACTCAGCTATTCTTATTAGTACTAGAAGTAGTGGCACTAGTCCATCGGTTAGATTATATGCATCAGGGCTTACTTATTTTTATAAAACAGCTAAGAAAAAATTCTCTATATTTAGTAATTATGTATAATCTACAATAAAAACTCAAATTGACTTCAATGTATTATTTTGGTACTATTATCAAAATAATATATTGAGGCTTATAATGACCGCAACTACAAAACCAACAGAAATAAATAAAAAATTACTTACAAAAGTAGCTCCTAAAGCTATTGGAATAACTAGAGAAGAGCTAGAAAAAAGAATACCAAGAGGTACTAGTCATAAAGTTACTGACAAGATATTAGATGCTATTAATAATATGGAAAGAGATATTGATTTAGATCAAGGTATGATGGAAGAGAAGATTATTAGTAGTCTTCATTTATTAGGTCAAGGCCTTAAAGGGGTTACACTAGAGAAGTATGTAAATGCTGTTAAGTATGTAAATCTTAAGAAGTTTATGCTTAATAAAGAAGCTTATAGTATTGTATTTAGAAAGAAGTACAATGAACTTATTAGTAAAGGTAAACAGGTCGATAACTTTGTAGCTATGTACAACCAAACTGATTTAGTTGTAGAGTTAGATAAACAAAGTATACTACCTGCTCATGTAGAGTATAACCATGTATATCATGAGATGATAAGTAATCTTGCTAATGTGGCTAGAGGACAAAGTACAAGCGGTAAAGATGTAAGTCCTACGGTACAAGTACAAGCTGCTAGTAAGCTATTGGATCATCTAGCACCTCCTGTTGAGAATACTATAGATCTTAAAGTTGGTATGAGTGATGAAGCTAAGAGTGTACAACAAGAGTTAGCTGAACAGTTGAGAATTATGAATGAGAATCAGATGAAGAGATTAGAAGCTGGTGAGAGTATTGATGATGTACAGAAGATTAATATTAAAATAGCTGATGCGGAGATTGTTGATGAGTAATGAGGTAGATGGCAGTATTAAGTTTGAGTATAATAAGAGTATTATAGAGAATATTGTAGATAATGATGCTAAAGAAGAGGTTAATAAGAGTATTATAACTGCTGTAGAAGAAGCTAAGTTTGATATAGATAAAGCTTTAGATAGTTATGATCCTACATTCCCTAGGTATAAACCTAGTCCTAATGCTGTAGACTTCTTTAACATTATGAGACTTGTACAAGGTGGAGATTTTGAATTTAACACTCCTATAGCTCATTACTTTATGGTTGATTTACTACTTAATGAGATTACAGATACTAATGTATTCCCATTTAGTGAAGAGGTATGTAAGACTATTAATTTAAATAACCTTAGACTAGCTTTTATGGAGAGTAGGGGTATGAGTAAGTCTACAGTTATCATATCATTCTTTGGAGTATATAGTGCTATTAAAGGAGTACTTCCTAATGGTATAGGTAAGGTATGGTTTTATTTAGTAATTGCTGCTAGTAGTAGAGGCGGTGCTAGGGTTAATGCTTTAGCTGTTAAAGCTATGTGTGAAGATAGTGTATTTATTAAGGACTATTTTGAGAGTGTAAGATATACTGAGAGTGAGACAGAGTTTGTACGTAAAGGTAATGGACCTAAGAAGAACAGAAGTTTTCTAATAAGGTATCAAGGTGTTGGTACTGGTATTAGGGGTTCTAGATACGGAGAAAGAAGAATTTGTTGTATTTTGTTCGATGATGTTATTTTGAATGAAGCTGCTGCTTACTCTAAAACTATTACTGAGAACATAGAATCTGCTATACATTCGGATAGTGTTGCTGCTTTAAAAGGCGGTGGTAAAGGGAGAATTATAAACTGTTTTACACCTTTTCATTATATGGATGTTAACACACAACTTGTAACTAGTGGTGCTTATACACCTTGTGTAATACCTATAGCTAAAAACTTTGATGCTGATAGCAATAAGCTTAAAGCTAATGCTATTCTTAGCAGCTGGGAAGCTATGCACCCTGCTATATCTATCTTACAAATGGTAAGAGATGCTAAGAGAGTTGGGAAGTTAGGTAGCTTCTTACAAGAGAGAATGCTTAGACTTACATCTGGAGCTGATAGGCTTATTCCTGATAGTTGCTTTCAATGGTATGATAGGAATGTTGTAGAGAACCATATAGATAGATATAATGTTTATATTACTACTGACTATACTACAACTAGTGGTGAGAATAGTGACTTTAGTGGTATTGCTACATGGGCTGTAAGTAGTAATGATGATTGGTTCTTACTTAATCTTACACTCAGAAAGAGAAGTATGCAACAGCAGTATGAAGATACTCTTAACGAAGCTGCTTACTGGACTAGAAAAGGTAAATATGTAGAGATAGGTGTAGAGATTGATGGTAATCAGAATGCTCATATTTATAGCTTAGAAAAAATGATGATGCAAAGAGGTAGTTGGTTTAGCTTTGCTAGAGATATTAATGATGAGAAAGGAACTAGGAAAGGTATACTTAGTAGAGGCTCTGGTGTTAAGAAACATGAGAGATTTAGAATAGCTAGTCAGATACTGTTACAGAAGAAGATGTGGTTTCCTAAGCATCTTAAAGACGATGAAGATATGAGAGAATTTATTAGCCAAATACAAGGTGCTACACATAAGAACTTTACTAGAGCCGACGATGGATGTGATCTCATTAGTATGATAAAAAATATCAAGTATGTGCTAGCAAGTGAAGATAGCTCTAATATAGAATTTAGTGATAATGAACCAGAAGTTGATAGATACTTCCCTAATGACTTTGATGATGATGATGATATTATGACTGGTAGTACAATTTTCTAAGTACATTTTATGATATAATGCTGTAAATAATACAGAGGAAATTACTATGACTATACAAGAATTTGTTGATGTAGCTAAACAAGGAGAACTTAAATCTCTAGCTATAAAGAGCGATACAGCAGCTATTGTTAACTTTATCAACTTTGGACTTATAGAGTTGTATAAGAAGTTTCCTTTAAGTACTAAAGAGAAAATAGTACAAATATCAGAAGAAAATGAGATGTTTACTATGCCTTCTGATTATATGTGGTTAATAGAGGCTTATGGTGAAGTTCCTATAGACATATCAGAAGACCCTACTAACAGTGTAAACTTACTTCCTATTAATGATTTTGATAACCCATATAGTATTAATACTGTTAATTGGAATACTATACAAATACCTGCTAATATACCAGGAGACTATGTCAGTTTAATATATGCTGCTGCTCCTACCTATTTTACTATTGGTATGTTAGATAAGCAGCTACCTATACCTCCACAAATGCTAGAAGCATTATTATATTATGTCAGCTATAAAGGACATACAACTGTCCATGGAGATACACAAGGTGAGAGTGCAGTTAGTTATAAACTGTATGAAATGAGTGTAGGAAGACTTACCAAAGAAGGTATGTTTACACCAGATACTGTTAATATGCAGTTTAGAATAGATGATAAAGGATTTATGTAATGGCTTGGGGATCACAACTAGCAGCAGGTACAGCCTCTGCAATAACACAAAATATAAATAGTAGATATGATACAGTAAGGGTAGTAGCTGATAATATAGAATATATTATAGCTGCAGCAGAAGGAGAATTTCCTCCAAGTGCTACACACCCTACAACAAGGCCTAATGGTGACCCATTACAACCTGGGGACATCTACTTTAATACTAGTACAAATAAGTACTTAGTGTGGAATGGAGATGCTTGGGTTATGGCAGCAGGGCAATCTGTTGATAATGGTACTAAAATAGGGTACACTATAGGGTTTACTGCAGCACTTACAGCTAAAGAAGACATTATAGTAAAAGCTGGGGTTAACGGTTTTAGCATAGATAATCTTGAATTAGTGAATGGTGCAACGTTGACTATAGAAGATGGTGCTATATATAAAGTAATTTAATAAACACAAAAGGATAGTAAAATGAGATTAACAAATAAGAGTATAGATTTTAATGTATATAATGTAGAAGATTTGAATAATGTAGAAGCTACAGATAAACAGATATGTATTGTTTCAGATAGTGAAAGAGGAGGTACATTTATTTATGATGTTAGTAAAGCATCAGTAAATGATGGCGGTAATATTTTTAATGGTTGGGTACGACAGTATGAAGGCCCTATGCATGCAAAATGGTTTGGAGCTAAAGGTGACGGTATAGCTAATGATACTGTAGTTATTAATGCTATAATTGCAACACAACCTGCACCTATTATATTAGAGTTTGATGCTGGTGACTATATTATTAATTATCAAACCATAGAAACACAAGGTAAACATATTACATTTACTACAAATGATGCCGCTACCATAAATGGTGAGTTTTTTAGCTCATTCACGTATAGAGATGGTTACAATGGTGGAGTAGCTAATTATAATGTATCATCAAAACTTACTGATACTGTATTTAATGCACATGAAGCTATTGCAGATCTTACAGGTACTGTTGATAGTGAATTTTATGCTTACCACTTTGCATTATCATCAGATGGTACTTCTAATGAGCCAGTTAGAGGTGTTATAGGTACTGTAAAAGCTACTGGTAAGTCTCCTGGAGCTTTCAAAGCTATACGTGTAGGTGCTCATGACCTATCTACAGATGGTTGTCTGTCAGTAATGGCTTATTCTGGAAGTATATCACCAACACAAAACACTAAAAACCCAATTATAATGCAGTTATCACACCAACCTAACCAAGGACCTGTTAATGATACTGTAATAGGTTTACGTTTTGATTCTTCAGACTACGATAGTAGATGGCAAAATGGTATAGTATTTGAGCAGCCTATTGATTTTAATGACGCTGTACTTCAAGCAGCTATGGGAGATAACTCTTCAGAGAGTGCTAGATTCTTAAAGTTAAAAAATAAAGAAGCTACAGAACAACTATTCTATGTAAATAAATATGGTGACGTTAAAACTAATAAACTACAAGTTGGTAACTATGAACCATTACTAATTTCAGATAATTCTATATTTAGAGAAGCAGATAATGCTAACATTACATTACAAAGCGGTAACGAAGGTACTGTATACGTAAAAAATGGGGATAATACTAACCTTACTATAAGAAATCATGAAATAGAGATAGGTAGTTTTGAGCCTTTAACTATAAGTTCTAGTGCAATATCAAGAGATACTGAATTAGCTAATATTTCACTTAAAAGTGGAAACGCTGGAGCTATTTACTTAAGTAATGGTGATGTGCATTCAGTTAGAGTAAAAGATAATCTAATAACTGTAGGTATGTACTCTCCAATACATGTAAGCAACTCTAAAATCTATAGAGATGAGGATGATGCTAATATCACTATTCAAAGTGGTGCCAATGCTGCTATAAACCTAAGTAATGGCGATAATGGTATTACTAAGATAGAAAATAACTCAATAAAAATAGGAAGTGTTGATCCATTAACTATAGATGAAACTTCATTGGGGCGAACAGAAGATGGTGCTAATATTGACTTATACACAGGAGCTAATGGTAATATCTATTTAACTCAAGGTGGTATTAGAAAATTAATAATTACACCAGAAGGTAATATTAAAATGCCGTCACTTATAACAGCAGACCCAGTAGAAGAAGGTGTACTATGGAATGATGGTGGTACATTAAAAGTTAGTGCAGGTTAATAAAAATGAATAAGGACTACTGTACAGCTTTCCCAGATACTTGGGAAGGCATAGAGATAGGGCAAACATGCTGTAAAAAGCATGACAACGAAGTTGGTGAGGCAGGAACATATAATCCTGTCACACCTCATATTAATTTCTATAACTGTTTGAAAAGTAGAGGTATAAGTTTTTGGAGTAGAGTTATGATTACTTTTGGTGGTACTTTCTTTACTCTTATTAAGCTACCATACTTATACTATAAAAAATATAAGTATAGACATTCAGAAAATTATAATGGTATTATAAAATGACAGATGAAACTCTAAAAGAGTTAATACTTAAACATGATGGCGCCTTAGAGTCTTTAGCAAGCAGTATAGAACACTTAGCTAAGACTCAAGAGCTTACTTCATGTGATGTAAGAGATACTATTAAGAAGCTTGAAGAGATAAGTATATACTTAACTAAACAATCAGCATTAGAACAGAAAGTAGCTAATATTGATAAAGAGTTACTAGAAAGTTTTAAAAGAGTACATAGCCGTATTGATGAGATTGATTTAGTACAAAGAGGTAATAGCGGTTGTAATAGTGTAAGATTACTTACTAAAGATATTGTAGCCATTACTAAAGATGTTACAAATCTAGTTAGAGCTACTGAGATACAGAGAGAGCATATAGAGGTACTTCAACAACATAATGCTGCTGATATAGCCCCTATTACAATAAGATGGTTTGTAGGTCTTATAATAGCTTATTCGATAGCATTTGGTAGCTACGTAGTTCAGACTTTTAATCAGTTTGATAAGACTAATGCTAGAATAACGGCATTACTAGAAAGAGATCTTAAAGATACTGAGGCTCTTATGAGAGCTAGAAAGTTTACAAAGTAAAAGGTTAATTAGTATGTGGCAAACAATAGCAAATATATTCACAGGTGGAGCAACAAGTGCTATAGAGAATATAGCGAAGGAATGGATCGATACGGATATAGAGAAGGCTAAAGCAGGGCATATAGATGCTGAAGCTAAAGCCTTATTTATTAAGACATTAGATCCTAATGGTAAGATGAGAAGAGATCTAGCTACATTTGCCAGTAAGGCCTATGGATATTATTTGTTTATTACATCATTACTTATAGCTATGGTAGCATTTAAGATAGGAGATCCAGAAGGGGCTAAGGTAGCATCTAAGATGATGACAGAGCTTTTCACCCCAATAACAGCATCTTGGGCTACCATTGTTACGGCCTCTTTTGGAGTTAATGTCTCCAACAATATTAAAGAAGCAAAGGTTAATAAATGATTGATAGATTAAGTAAGTTAATAAGATTACTACAAAGAGTACCTGTAGATAAAGCATATCATATGTTAGGTGGTACTATTATAGGTTCTGTACTGCTTACTATACTAGCTATGATAACCTATACAAGCCTTGATATGTTATTAGGCATATCTGCTTATATAATACTAGTTATGTGCATATCGTGGGGTATAGAGGTATTCCAGTTATACTCTAAAACAGGTCAGTATGCTAACTATGATGCAATAGCTGTATTGTTAGGATCTACTATAGTTCTAATGCCTTTTATGGCATTAATTTATAAAGGAATACAATGAAGTACTTTACTGAGGAAGAGATAAATTGTCCATGTAACTGTGGAGCTACTCTTAATGATGAAACTAAAGAGAAATTAGATACTCTTAGGGAGTTATATGGTAAACCTATCTATATAGAACAAGGTGCTACTTGTTTAGATTATAGTGTAAATAAGGTAGGTAGAAATCCTACAAGTACACATATTGATAATGGTAGTGGAGCTATGGCAGTAGATATCAAGAGTAAGACTTATGAGACTAAATCAGAGTACTTTGATTTTCTTAGTAAAGCTATTAGTGTAGGTTTTAAAGGTATAGGTCAAGGTAGCTATTGGTTAGGTGCTGGTAACGATAAGAGGCTTCATATAGATACCAAATTAAGTGATAGTAGAGATATGCGAAGTTGGATGTATAAGTAAGGATATAGTATGCAAGACCAAGGAACATTAAGAAGTGTTATATCTATTATATCACTAATAGTTACACTTCTTGTGTTGCTAGGTGGTACTATATATAGATTTGCTAGTATTGATAAGAGTGTAGCTAGTAATAGTATAAAGGTAAATGAGTGTAAGACTAATTTAAATGCTATTAAAGGTATTGACAACCATTTGGCTAAGTTACAAGTGCTTGTAGAGCATGAAGATAAATTAGTCAATGGGTTATATAGCGATATGGACAAACTAAGATTACGAGTTAGAGTCCTAGAACAAGATAGATGTAAATAGTATATAATGTTACTACTAAATAAAAGGGTAAAAAATGATGAGTTTTATAGCATTAGATGAAAGTTTAACTGTAGATAACCATAAAGAAGAGTTTAACACCTCACCAATAAAAATGTTTGGTAATGATAGAATCATAGTTGTAGATACAATAGAGGACATGAAAGAACTTACAAGTCCTTATGATACAATGGCTGTATTTGTTACTGATGTTAATAGAGGAGGAAACTTTGTATACGATTCTAGCAAAGTAGATGAAGATAATGATGGAACTAACTTTATTGGCTATATTAGAAAATATAGTGGAGCTATTAATGTTAAGTGGTTTGGTGATACTAGTAAAGAAAAAACGTTTAAAGACGCAGCAGTGG